CATTAGAGAAAGTAAAGTTTCCAGTAATATTTTTACTTCCAATATCAAGATTAGAACAAAGAGCACTTATTCCAGAATCAACAAACTTAATAAGCTCATTAGATCTAAAGACTGTTTGATTCTCATAAATGAATCTAATAGAAGTATCAGATACCTTACTAATATAAATTCCTCTTGCACCACTAACTTGACCTATTACTTCTTCGCCCAATATTAAATCACTAGCTGTTCCAGTAGGACCATCCATAGAACCAACAGTCATAGATGGAGGTAATGGATCACTAGTATCATTAGATTCAAACACACCATAAAGTGTAATTATATC